TGCCCTCACTGTCTGGCGATTTAGTAACCATAATTTGTTGACCACTAACAGGTCCTAATCCTTCAGGCATTGTTACGTTGATCATCTTATCAGCATCAATTGTACCTATGTCTGGTACGTCAGCTGTCTGAACTCCAGTTGCATCGTTTGTGCTTGTAGGAGTACTTGGTGTAGGCGCTGTACCTTGATCGCCGCTTTGCTCTTCGTATTGCTGTTGAAGTATACCAGCGACTTCAGGAGTCATATCACCATCAGCAACCCTTTGTTCTATTGCTGCTTTAAATTCATCTGGCGGTGCACTCATATCTATTTCATCAACAACTCTATCTGCTGCTCGTTGTGCTCTTTCTGTAGCTCGCTGTGCCATTCTCTCTTCTGCTGCCTCACCAAATGAAACTTTAAGACTTCTAAGTCCTGCCGCAGCGCTATCTCCTACAAAAGGAATCTTTTCTACCAAGCCAGCAATAAACTCAATAAGACCGTTAATAAATCCTCCAAGACCACTTAGTATCATATCGCCACCATCAGCAAGATATGATAGACCATCTTGAATGTATCCTAATGGATCCGAGAAGAATTTAAGTACGCCACCTATAACAGCTCCTATCAATTCGATTACAACTACTACTGTATCAGCAATAAATCCAATCAAAGGTTCTAATACAGGCATCAATGCATCTACTAATGTCATTAATACAGAGGCTAATAATTCTACTAACTGAGTTACGACAGGCAATGCTGCATCAACTATCTCCATGATAGGAGGCAACAGCACTTCTACCAACCTCATAAACACATCAACAATTGTCATGAATAGATCAATTACTGGAGGCAATAAAGTCTCTATAATTTGAATAACTATTGGCATCAACGCTTCAACGATCTGCATGAACGCATCCATAACAACCATTAACACGTCTAGTAAAGGAGGTACAACCTTAGTCATTAAGGTTTCTAATACAGGCGCAAGTACTTCAACCATTCTATTGAACAGTTCTTTTATTTTTACAAATACCCCATCGCCAGCTCCAAATACAGCAGCTGCTAGTAGACCTATCATTAGGCCAATCTTTCCAATGACTTTTAAAAATCCCTTAATCTCTTTGAAGATTCCACCAAGAATTCCATCTCCCTTAGGCGCCTTTTGCTTGGCTCCTTTCTCTGGCTTATCTCCCGCAGCTGCAGGTGCAGGCATGTCGGGCATACCTTCTGATGCTTCTCCGGCTGCGTCTGCAATTTCTCTTGTGTTGTCTGCTGTTTCTCTGTCGAACTCTCTAGCTTCTTCGTCGGCGTCACTTTGTTCTTCTGCATCCTCTTCTCTGCTTGCATCACTCTGCTCAAGTTTAGCTCCGAGTGCATCCATCTCGTCTCTAACCGCATCTCTGATTTCCTCTAGTGTCTCTTGGTTCTTTCTATTAGTCAAGGCATCGTACATGATGCTATGTAATTTTGTATCAGCGCCTTTTGTAAAATTAAAAATGCCATCCAGCTTTTCATATTGCATTTGCATTACTTCAAGCTGTTGGTTTAGGACACCTGCGACTCCTAACTTTTCTCCATCACCCTCATCCGGAGTAACTAATTCTTCAGCGACCTGTTCAAACTTATCGGTCATGCTTTGCATGCTACCAATAAGCGGTTGCATTACCGTTTGTATAGATGCTGCTATTGCATCAGCTATAGGTGCTGGATCTAATGTTACGTCTACTTGAGGGGTTGGAAGTGCCATTTATTATTTTCCGCCGAATGCTCTGCCTGCTTCTGATATACCAAACGCACCAAGCGTAACAACTACAAACGATGTGTAGATGGTATCAGATATAACTAGGTCTTGCCCCATAAATGCTGTGATCAAATCACATATTCCAAATATGGTCATTAAGAAGAATGATATAAATCCAATAATAGCTTTCTCGTTTACGTCATTGTCGTCGAGAAAGATATCCATGAACTTACGCTTAGGTGGCGCAAGTCTCTTCTTAGCATCTTGCGCTTCTTTTTTCATTTCTGAAATAGTGTCTTCAGCTTTGTCTAGCTTATCTATCAAAGCCATGTACTTATCGAGATCTATCTCGACTTCGTTTCTACTATTATCAACATTTTCTGCCATGTCTATCTCCGTTTAGGTGTATAACGCTTCACCGATGCACTTTGCTGAGACTTTCGCGCCTCCCACTTTTCTTTCTCTTGTTTCAAGTGGTCGACTAACATAGCAACGTAAATATCACGCTCATAAGGAATCAAATGTTCCACGTCGTATATACTGTATTTATGATGCTGAACCAATGCAAAAATTGTTGAATAATAATTTGCGAGCGTATTATGGCTCAGCAACATTAAAAAAAATCGGCTAATCCTTGTAGCTTGATCTTTCTACTATTCCCCATTTTGTTAGTATACTCAAATGTATGAGTCAACTTAGGTAGTGTATCATAAAACTGTTTTAATTTTTCAAACATATTCATGTCAAGGTTTTGAATAAACTCTACCGCTTCTTTTTCAGTAAAGTCATCGTACACTTCATTACTGTCATAAACCTTAACAATACATCCAGCAAGAAGTTTGTAGACGCTCTCTCTACTTGCTTCTTCGCCTTCTTTTATGTCTAGCTTTTCAATTAACCCTAATGTTGGTTCTTTCAACTCAATGCCGATATTACCATCCAGATCAATTACATTAACATGATCTTCATCTATTGTTGGCTCAATCTCATCAAGATTAACTTCAAAATCGTACACTTCGTTATCTTCTTTATCTCTGTACTTAAGTGTAACAATATTCTGTACAGATCTTGCACGCAGCTTCATAAACAGATATTCCATATCTGCTAAGATCAAAGATGCGGGGTTAAATTTCTTAGGTTCTACGATGACCTCAGATAACAATTGCTTGATAGCAGTCATCTGTTGTTTAGGTCCTCCGTCTTTACCAATCAGCAGAATCTTTTCCTCTTTTACAAGGAAAGGTCTAAACTTTACTTTTTTTCCGCTTATAGGTAATGTCAAATCAAACAGCGGTTGCTGTAATTTTGGTAATGCCATTATTTTTCTCCATTATATTTAAGTTTTGCCACCAAGAGCCTTCAAGAATGTTTGACCATTGCTAACAACATTAATTACGTCACCAACATTCGTTGGCTTTTTCCAACTAGACTTAAGTGCTTTAGCAGCTTGGCCAATTCTTAATAATTGTTCCATAGCAGTAAGTTCTCTTTCACCAGGCGCTGCAGTAGGACTGTCAGTCGTCTCTGATGTAAAGAATCTAAGTTGAAAGTTGACTTGCACTCTTGCATATTCATCGTTTTGCGCCCATCCTAAAGTGACAGGCGAGATCTGAGACGGCCATACTTCAAAACATTTTACTGTATGAATTTTATTTGCAGCCATGTCATACGTTTCTATTTCCATTGTAGTAACGTATCTGTCTCTGTAATGCAACTCGCCATACTTTGCTCCATTTGCATCAGGCGAAGTAGCACCACCAGCCGAATCATCTATTCCCATAATGTTAGCTAACCAATCATGGAAGAACTTTAAATTCTGTCCTGCACTATCAAGCATGAACGATGCTGTAATCTCATCAGGTATAACATTAGATGGTCTTCTATCAAAAGGACCAATAGAGTTTCTTTTAATATCTACAGGTACAACAGAAGCACCAGGCAAGTTTACGTTATCACAAAAGAATACTAAATCTTGAGCAGCAGCTGCCCCACCCCAAGGCGGAGTTGCAATCCTAACAACATACCTATTGGCACGTGCTAAGCTGTTTCTTTCTTGCATCTTTCCAATAAAGTTGTTAAGATTAAATTGAGAGTCAGCGCCTGTGGCGGTCTTCTCTAACCCTATTCCTTTAAAAAGGTTAAATGCGTCTTTTGCTACGTCTAAAATTTTAGCCATTTCTTTCTCTTCGTTTCTGTATGGAGTCTCTCCATACTTTATTTATACTAGATCCTCTGAACCTAGCTAGAGGCATCATCATAATTGCATCCCAACCAACTGGCGGGATATACAAAAAGTTTCCAATAACATTGTTCTTTCTATATCTTTTCCACATAGGCTTAAACGATCTAAGGTTAAATCTTTTTGACATAAACTCATAATTAACTCTATTGGTATTCAATCTAGCTCTAATTGATCTTCCTATATCCTTAGCTTGAACTTCAGGCGCTATGATAAATCTATAAAGTTCATCCATTAATTCAGCTCTATAGATAGGAGGCAAGTAATGAAAGTTTATTCCTTGGAAGTATGTTGGATAAACGTTAACAACTAGAACAACAGGGAACATATCATAGTAAGGTAGAATTTCTCTATTAGACTTATTAACAGGATTGTATTTAAACATATAAAATCGTCCTGGTAAAAGTCTTTTAGTTCTTCCAACCCCTTGTAGAACAGTTGAAGGATTTTTTCTTGCGTCTTCTTGAGCTATCTCTCTCAAGTATTCAATTGGATCTCCGTTATCACGTTGATACAACTGCTTCATGCTTTTGAATTCGAAATCAAATTGCTCTGATGTCAGCTTTAAAACTTTTTCAAATGCGTATGCTGGCATTATCCAATTACTCCTAACTCATCTTGAGTCATAATAATAAACTTCATGCCTCTATTATTACAAAACTCTGTAGCAGCTTCAAACTTTCTTTGATTGATTGCGAACGTATGCATTTCTTTTAAATATTTCCTTGTTTGCCTTTGAGGCTTTTTTGGTGGCTTAAGTTGCTGCTTTGGTTTTACTTCTATAACAAGCTGCTCCCCGTTTGACTTTTCAACCCAAAAATCAGGAAAGTATCTGTGCATGCGTCTATCTATTGGACTTCTATAAGGTATGCAAAACTCTTCAGATGCCCATTTAACTATCTCTGAGTGGACATCTAAATACTTCATTAGCTTGAACTCCCACAAACTTCTATAAATAATGTTAGTGGGATTGCCAGTATATTTATCTGGGTTCTTAGGAACAAATTTGCCGCTATAAGCCATAGAACTATTTAGGAAACAATAATGGAAGTTGGAAGAAAACGAAAAGGCCCGATGACGGCCAAACAAAGAATAGAAAGAGAAACAACTAAGAACTCTGGTGCTAAAGGGTTCTCGTTTCCTAGTGACTTGTCAGATCATCAGTTTGTAATGCATTTTGTTGAGTATAGTTTTAATGATGGCAAAGGATCCGACAGCACAGTAGCATCATTTGCACTACCTTTGCCTGGACAAGGAATAAATGATAAAGCAGCATTGAACTATAATGCTCAAGACCTTGGTGTTGTAGGGGCAGCGTTATCGTCTATTGTTGGTGAAGCGGTTAGCAAATTTGAAAACGCAGGAAGCCCAGAGGCATCATCTGAAGCAGCTGCAGCAATTGATTATAAGAAAGAAACAGAAAACTTAATGCAGTTAGGAGGAGCAGCTGTAAGAGCACTAAACCCATCACAGGATTTAAAGAATGCATCTGATCTTGCTCTTGGCAACGTTGTAAATCCTCACATTGCTTTATTGTTCCAATCGGTTGGATTAAAAACATTTTCACTTAACTGGAAACTCGCCCCTGCATCTGAAGCAGAATCGATAGCTCTTAAAAACATGATATATGGAATACAAGCAAACATTCATCCAAAATATGAGGAAGGAGAGAATAACTTCTTCTTAAAATATCCAAACCAAGTTGATTTATTTTATGTTGGATCAGGCGACTTTTTACATTATTTTAAAAGAGCAGCTGTTACAGGGTTTGACGTAAACTATCAGCCTGAAGGTGGTAACTCTTTATTCAAAGGAACTGGAGCTCCAGCATTTGTAGATTTAACCATGCAATTCCAAGAAGTAGAAATTTGGACTGCAGAAGATTACGAGGAGTTAGCAGGTGGCCAGTAAGTCTTATTTTAAAAATTTTCCTATTATAGAATACAATGCTAAAATTGCAAGAAACATTATTGCAAGACCTAGACTAAAAGAATCAATACTATCTAATCCATTAGCATTCTATGATTATG